CAATTAGTTAATACTTCACTTTTATTATAATTTTTATAAGCTGTTATTTCAAAATTCAAACCAATATTTATTACAAACCCATCAATTACATTAACACCATCTGTTAAAATCTTATATTCATTCAAATATGTTTTCAAATTTTCTTTAACAGCTCTATTAATAGGTGTAAGATTATTATTTGTATCATATCCAAGCAAATATAAGTTTATAGCAAATGGATTATTTTTTTCATTATCATTTGAAGTTTTTCCAACTAAAAAATTTCTTATTTCTTCTTGTACTGTTTGTTGAGTTGGTTCTTCACTATCAGGCTTATTTACAAATGACATAACCAAATCAGTAAATTCTTGCAAATTATTTGGAGATGCTAATATCGATGATGGTGAGTTATTATCTAACGTACCATCTGCGGTTGCATATGCTTTAGCAATACCACCATATTTGGATGGAAGTGATAAAACTCTTACTTGATAATCTTTTGCAGTTACGGCTCTATTTTGTGAACCAAAATTTGCTAATGCATTTTGTCTTATTTCTTCTATCGTTTCACCACCACGACCACCAGCGGCCGCTGCTTCATTATCAACTGCCAATGAACTCCTAACAGAATCAAATGCAGATAATTGAGATTGTGTAAATGTACCAGTATCATTATCTAATTCAAATCCTACTATTTTTATTAACGTTCCTTTTGGTACATTAGAAGTAACACCACCACCTACTAAATATTTTATTGTAATAGATGTATTTGCAGGAGATGTTCCGTATGTTTTTGTTTTTAAGAAATTAGTTGGGTCAAATGATTCCTCTAATCTACTAATTGAATTTGGTAATCCCAATCCAACATTTTTAAGATTTGGAATTAATTGTTCATCTGATGCAGTTGCATCCCCAGCACCAAATTGAATTGTAGTTGTACTATCCGAATTAACTTTTGTTACAAATCTTCTTGGAGTCTTTAATGTTTTTAGAATATATGGTACAGTTGTTTTGAATTGATATAAATCAGGATCATTAGCTTCTGTGTTTGGATTATCTATAAAAACCATTTCTTGTGCTAAATATGGAACTTCATACCACTTATTATTGTTAGAATCCCTAACATCAACAACTTGTATAACATTTGTATCTAATAACTCTATTGTTTGAAACGGAGTATATGTTCCAAATGTATATGTATTTTCAATCTGAATAGCTGATATTGCTTGTATATATTTTTTAACTAAATAAAATACAGGCTCTCCTGTAATAGAATCAGTTTGATATACCATTATCTCTCTATTTTCATTATCAGAAAAATCAACAACATCTGTTGTTCTAAATATTACATCAGGTACATTGGCTTCAACCGTCATTCCCTCTTTTATTCTTAAATAATATTTTTCATCAGGTTTATTATTAACACCACTTCCTATCGATGGTACTAATTGATATACTGATAAGTTTACTACTGCCGGCGCTGTTACTTTTGGTTTGTAACCCAAATATTGAGATAATGCCAATACATTTGCAGAATCTTCTGCATAAACCATCATAGATTCTTTTAATGTATCATCTACATAATAAGATAAAACATCACCAATATATGATGCCATTTCTATAAACATCATACCAGGTGATGTTTCGTTAAAATCACTATATGATTTTGGAAAATATGTTTTTGCAAATTCAATAAGATTATCACGGAAAGCAACAAAGTCTTTATTAAGATAATTTATATCCTTTCCTTTATTCTTAAAAATTTTATTTGTAGTTTGTATTGCCATTTTTATTTAGTATTATCCAGCCGAAACATTAAAAGTTACTGTATTCAATTCAGATGCTCCTGCTATTGAAAACGTAAGAGATACATTTACTGTATTTGCATCTTTTAGAGAATCACTTGCATCTATATCAATTTGTTCTATATTAACATAAGGTAACCACTTACCCATAGTACCAATAATAGCTTCTTCTATTTTGGTTTCTATTTCATCAGTTTCCGGCTCAAATAAAATCTCTTGAAGACCGCTTCCGAAATCAGGATGCATAAGCCTTTCACCTCTTTTAGTAAGTAACAAATTTTTTATATTAGAACTAAGTTGGTCTATTGTTGTAAACGATTGATTGAAAGCAGTATTAGTTATTTGAATTGGTAAAGTTATACCTATTGCATAGTCATTATACGTTTCCGTATCTTTTACCAATCTAGTACCTAATATAATTGCCATTATTTCTTAAATCTTTTTACAAGTTCTGAATAATCTCTGTTTAATGCTTTATCCAATTCAGGCACCCCAGTCTGAACACCTAATCCAGTTGGTTGAGGTCCTTTAGCCATTTCACCATAACCCATTTTTTCAGCCAATGCAGTTTTACCTACAATAGAACCCATATCACCTTGTCCAAAGTTCATTGTTCGAAACCCACCATCTCCTTGTGGGATTCCACCACGTGTTTCATTAAGGATTTGATTAATCATTGGGTTTTTACTGAATTGTTTTTGTGGTACTACTTTTGTAGATACCGATTCTTCAATAAGCTCATCATCTAACATAGCTTTAGCCATCGATAATCCAGTAGTTTTTGGTTTAGCAGGTTGTTTACCCTCTGCTAACATTTTTTTCATCTCAGCCTTCACACCTTCATTGATTAAAGCAGGTAATTGCTCTTTAAGTTCCTCTTTAATAAGAATTTGGATGGCTTTTAATAATTTGTCCGTATTCATACTTTATTATTTGTTATGTTTATAAATATTTGAATTAAGTATTTTTGGGATTTATTAAACTTTGGCTACATAGAACCCCCAATACTCCCAATGCCACATTTCATCAACACCACCACCATCAGCTAATCTTGCTGGGTTATACCATCCATATTTAGGTCCATTATTGGATAACCATCTATATAACGATGATTTTTCTCTACCTGCTTTATTAATAGCTGGGTTTCCACTTCCTCCTACTTGCCTATATAGTTCGGAAAAATCAATTGCAATTCCCCAACCATGTGGTGAACTACCAGGCTTTGCTATCGTTGAACCAGTTCCTAATGATTGCTGATGTGCTACACTTCTATACGCAGATGTCATTGTCCAAGTAACCCCTTCTGCTTTTGCTTGTTTTTTTAATTTGAAATATTGTATAGCTGCTTCTGGATGTAGTAAATATTTACCATTATATCTATAATTACCTCCATTTTCAACAGCAGTCATAGCTTCTATTGGAATGTACCCATTTGGATACTTACCATTAAATATTGGTGGAGCTGGTACTCTTGTTGCTCCTACATTTCCATATATTTTTGGTGGAGGTCCTTCTGCTATTGCTTGTGGGACTGTACCATCTGCACTTTGCTGTCCAAATATTACAGGACTTGGTTTTGGTTTGAATCTTGGCCTATCAAATGCACCGGGATCTGGCGCTGGTACTGGAGTCTCTGTATATTCGCTGAATTCAGCAACTACAGTTTGTTCGGATGCTGAAGCTATCGTTTGGTCAGCTGTAATAATTACATTATTTTCTTTTTCATGCTCCGTTACAGCGTTACCGTCTACAATTGGTGCATCATCACCATCTTCAATTTCTTGGTCATCAGCCGTTCCAGTTGGTTTCGCCGGGTCTACCTTATACCCTGTCCAATTTACAACACCAGGTGCTGGAGTACCTAATGGTGGGTATAATGACACCGTATTAACTATACCAACTACCGATGCTAAATGTGCATTTGCATATGATATAAAATCATCAACTATTAAAGATGTATTTTTTGTTGGAGATAGTTGTGACATACTTTTTTATTTTTGAAGTAATTTTTCATCAGGTAAAACATATCCACTAATTCTACTTGGATTTACTTGTTTCTTAAAACAACCACATCCATTTCTATTAAATCCACCTCCGCCAGTATTTCCTTCAATTGTTGTTATTTTACCATTTACAACTGCAGCAACAATACCTATATGGTGTGCAGGTGTTCCATATAATACAGCCGCTCCAACAGCTGGTACGGTTGACCACACTCCATTTTTCTTACCCCAAGTTACCCAATTTACACATCCAGCAGATCCTGGTGGCGTTTTTAATCCTGCGGATTTCCACCAAGCAGTTACTGCACCAGCACACCAATAGTATCCTTCACCACTTGCTTTAACTTTTGCTGGATTATCCAATCCAGCCAATTTCATCATAGCATCGATTCTACCATATTGACCTTCAGGCAATTCTCCATTAATACCATTAACTTTACCACCACCATAATTTTTACCAGCACCATTATTTGCTTTAGTACCAGTTTCCATAATACCAATATCTAATGTTGCAGCCTGTACAATTCTTTGGCCAATAGGACCTGATGTGAAACTTGGATTTGTATCGGTAAATTCAGAATCACTAGCATAGATTATTTTCTTTTCTACAAATCTTGGTTTTGGTGGGTCTGCGGGTGGAATTGGAGTTGATGTATATTCAGAAAATTCAATTTCCGTAGCTAATAATGAACTATATTCTGCAGCTGTCTCATCTCCGGCAGCAGCTGCTTCATCAGCTTTAACTTTTTCAGCTTGTTTAACTGCTATATCTTCAGCAGTCATTTTGAAATCAGCAGGTGGGGTTGGTGGTGATGGTATAAAAGGACTCCAAATGCCAGGATTTATTACAACATTACTTGTTACTGATATATTTTGTGTAGACCCTACTGCTGGTATTTTTGGTATTGGGTATTGATTTAATTGGGCCCCAGTCCAATATGCAATTACACCCGGACCCATAGCTCCAACTAAATCATATGGAGATGTGGATGATAATCCTTGTTGTAATGCTGATTTGAAAACTTCTCTCATAGCATCAACATTACCCTGTCTTAGACTTACACCATTAATAGTATCAGTTCCCCTTTTTATTGCAGCATCGTATTCATTTGCATATAAGTCTGCAATAGTATCTATATCAGGTATACCATCTGGATTATTTGCTACCCTTAAAATATTATCCTTAAAAGTTTGCCAAGACATTATGCTGTTGTATTTAATTCACTCAATATAGTTTTTAACTTAGATTTAATAGAATTAAAAGCTGGAACATTTTCTGGTCCTACTTTAGATGGTCCAGATGGTGTTAAATAATTCTGCTTTACAATTTCATCTATTAATTCTGTAAGTAAATCTACTAATTTATTACCTTTAACAATTGGTTCTAATTCTTTATTTCCTAAATTAATTTTTCCATTACCTGTATTTAGATTTATATTTCTATCATTAGTTGCTATGTTTGTATCAGCACCTACATTAACTTCAATACCCAATCTATTATCAATTGATAGAGCCCCATCGGAAATAAATCCATAATTCTTTTTTGAATAAAATATCATTTCGGCATTTCTAGCTGAAAGTATCAATCTACCAGAACTAAATAATAATTGGTCTCCTATTAATTTAGATGGATACTCTTTGAATGCAGTTGGCTTTGTTTGAAAATCCGAAGCATTTTTTTCATCTAATGTACCGGGAACAAATCCAAGTTGATATTCATTTGACATTAATGCAATAGTACTACCATCTTTATTAACATCTTCTTCTGTTACGGAATTTATTTCATTTTTTTTGGATACTGCATTTTCTCCGTTTCTTATAAAAATAGTTGGTGCATATACTTTTTTATCATTATTATATGCAGAAAATCTTATTGATTGACCAAATCTACTTTCAATAACTTCATCACCTTCATATAATTTTAATTTATGAATACCTTGTTGCTGTGTAAAATAACTTCCATATCCATCATATTTAGTTGAATTATCTTTGGTAGTTTTAGCCATACCAGTATTTTCAACTCTTGCATAACTATCTTTTTTATCTTCGGATGTTTGGTTGGTAGACGGTGAAAAATTATTCTTAATATATTCTCTGTCCGCATTTATATTAGGTCCAAGTTCCGTTCCAATCCTTTGATAAAATAATTGACCAGATTGACCAACTATAATTTCAACAACTTCATTTCTTACAGGTAATTTTTTGAAATTTTTATCGTATGGATGTGCAATTGGTAAAGTTTCTTCATCAGTTGTACGTCCTTTTGATGTGTATCTAAATTCAATAGCACCTATATACTCTGTGGTTATATTTTTATCGCTTTTTATTAATGGATGCTCCATATCCAATATTACAGAATATACAACACCAAGACTTGATTGGGAGCCGGCTACTTTTCCTATTTGCGATGATACTCCGGTAGATGTGGTTGAATTTTGAATTGGCATACTTATTTCATTTTTTGTTTTAACTCATCTAATTCAAATTCTAAATCATCAACTCTTTCAACCTCAGCCTTAGTATCTTCCAAATCTCTGAGTAATTGTTCTTTTTCAAATGGTGATAGGAATCCTTCTTGTCCCTCTGTCTTTTTATCAGCAGCAACAATTTTAGTTGCAATAGATGCCAACTTAACTAAATGGTCATCGTTTCTAATTGAGCTATCTATTAGGGAATTAATCAATGGACCTAAGTTACCCATATCGCTTGTGCTTTTAACCATCTTTTTCAATTCATTGATTAAATCACTTATCTTTGCTTTCTTTTGTACTTGATTATTATAGATATCCTCAAATAATCCATTTAGGGATTTACCTGGAAATAATTCGAAATCGTTTGACATATTAATATATTTACATTTTGTATGTATATAAATATGATTGTATTAAAATGTTGAAATTAAATTGGGATTACTTCAATTGTAATCTTTGGTTGATATCCTTCAGGTAGTTGTCTATTAATACCTTTGAATTCATTTACTTTATTCTTAAAGTAAGTTATTTGTAATATCTTATCAGTTAGGTTCATTACAGTTTGAGATGATGTAGACATATCCTTTGTGTCTCTTTTCATATTTAACATAGGTCTTTTTGGAAAGTATTCCTTTCTCATAGCCTGTGCTATTGTTGACCAATCATCTACCTTATCAACTGATTTCTCTGCTGATATCTTTCTTAATTGTGAACTTAGGTATTTCTCACCATGCGTATATCCTGCATCGGTGAACATATGTCCGTGATTTGTACGAACAACAGGTGATTCGGAGTTTTGAAGTTTAACATCAGGCTTATGCTTTGATGTAGTTTCAATACTAACCATATGTTTTGGAGATGATACAAATGTATGACCTTTGAGAGATAATCCACTCTTACCCTTATATGATAGTGTAGCTCGTACTGCATCCATTAGAGTAGGTTGCTTAATGATGTTTCTCATCTTATCACCATCAGGTCCGGGCTTTCCACCCTTCTTAACCATTTTGTGTTCAGCTTCATCATGCCCAACTAATAGTGCAGAGTTCACTACACCAATTCCGTTTTCATTTAATCCTTCACTCCAATCGGTTATTAAATCGTGCAGATATGCAACTTCCACACCATCAATGATAGTATGCACAATTTCTAAAGATGGGTTATAAGCTCTATCTCTATTTTTAGCTAAGATGAACTTATCATTTATTTCCTTAGATACAATAATGCACTCTAAAAGTTTCATTTATTTATTATTGGATATATGCGTTTAATTCGTAAGAATTTTTCATACCATAAACTTGAATCTGAAGTTTCTTTCTTTGAACCTTACCATCTTTAGATAATTCAATACTAAATTTATTAGTCTTACCTTCCGATGGTTTTCTAGGACCCATTCCTATTTGTCTGAAAGAATCATCATCATTTATTTCGTATCCTTTTTTCTCCGCATATGCTTTAGCTGCGTTGATAGCTGATGTATATGATTTGTGATATACTTCGTAATCCGATTTTGCTTCTTTTATTGGATTCATTTTTTCATCCGATACCCAATATGCCGTTCCACCTCCGATTGAATGTTGGAACATCTTTTCCATTTTTTCAGCGTATTTTTTAGCATCGTTATATGAATTAAATACTTTTGGCTTATTGGTTGTCTTAAATGTTTTTTGGTCAAATTCCTTTTCCAAATCTTTACCCCTTCCCCTACCTAAGTTATAGGTTACATAGTATTTCTTTTCAGTAAGAGTTGCTTCTTTATTTATTTCTTTACCAGCTTTAACTGCATCTTTATGTGCATCCGAATTACCATGTGCAGGTTCTTCGCCTCTAGCTTTCTTAGCTCTAATGTTTGCCCATAGACCGGGCTTTTCTTCGTTTAGTAAATCTTTTAGCTTTATCATCTTACTTTTTTACTTTGATTTTCCAATAAGTACCAAATCCAACATAAGGTGAGAATGAACCATTAGTACCATCCGTTGTTCTATTGTTCACACCAATGTTTAAGTTATAGATTTTATCTTTTTTAGTCTTAAGGATTAAACCAGCTCCAACTGCTGAAACGTAATCTTCTCTATTAAATCCTGCATTCAAACCATAATACAATTGAGTTTTTGCAGGCTCTTTAACAATCATAGTTTCTTTAATAGTTCTTTGTTTAACATTTGCGTTAAAAGTTCTACCTAAGATTTTGTTTTGTGAGATAGTATCAGTTACAGCCACAGTTCCTAATGAATCAGGCAATACTAATACATCTTTATATAATACTTTTGAATAGTAATCTTTTAATAATGCAGCCGTATCAATTATCGCTGGGATTAGAACTTCTTTCTCAACGATTGTTTCGTGATAGATATCTTCACCTTTCTTAGTTACCACTTTAGTCTTTACAATATCAACAGTATCGATTTCGTGCTTAATTACTTCATATTTTTTACCCTCAATACGGATAGTTCTTCCACCTGGCATTACTCCACCCGGATTAAACCATTGTAAAAGTATGTAAATAACCAATGCTGCTATGGCAATGTTTTTGAAA